CAGAGCACTCCATCAAGTTCATGATGCGACACCGTCCGAACATGATGTACTTTGAGAAGTTCAACGGTTCCGATGCGTACAACAACGGAATCACTGCCTACGCGGCTCAGCTTGGGATTCAAAAGGTGCCGCTGCAGTGGGAGAAGTGCTCTCTAACTCCGAACGCGAAGATCATGCGTATTGGTTCCGTGAAGGGTCCGTTGGTTTCTCGTCGCCTGTGGCTCTATGCCAATATGCCGGGATACGAACAATTGGTTCAGCAGTTGATAAAGTGGCCCAAGTTGGGCAAACACGACGACTTTGCGGACTGTCTGGGCATGGTTATAGCTGCCCCGACTGGGTACGAGACCGAGGTGCCGCCTAGCGAAGCCGAGTCGCAGACGAATTGGCTGCGGCAGTTCAATCCAGGACCGCCCCCGGATGATACATATTACGATAACGGGATGGGATCGGGTTTTTGCTGCTGATCGGAGGGAAGTGGAAGCGAGTTAAACACTTCCTGAACCGGATATTGGACTTTCTAACCCATAAATGAGCCCTACCTAATGGCAGATACACTCAAAACCGATATCACCGCCACCACCCACTTTCAGGACAAGGGGCAGATACGCATCCAGGAACTGCCTGGGGCGGTGCCTTATGGTGAGACCGCGCTTCCAATAGGTCCAACTGAAGTCGCATTTGCGGACCAGCGGCGTTCTGACCTTTCGATGCTGAAGGAAGCGAACCTGAACCGTGAAGAATCCGAACAGTTCATTGCTACCCGAGGCTTAATTGGTCGCTGGAACCTCGCTGAAGCCATGCTACGGGCATGGGTGGAGCCCATTAAGTGGAAAGGCTCCGACCAGATGCGTTCGCACCTGGGAATTCCGCTCGTCGCCGAACAATTTTACAGTATTCACAGCGTTGTGAACCAAACGCTGTTTGGCGGCTATCAATCTTTCAAAATCGATGCGTCTTCCGGGACTCCGTTGGAGTGCGCCGAGGCTCAGCAAGCAATTATCAACGCTCAATTGAAAACCTGCGGCTTCAAGGGCGTCTCCTGCAAGACGGAGATGCGTGAAATCACGTACGACGGGTTATTTTATGGCTTTGGCGTCGCCCACTACGGCTGGCAGACGCTGAAACAGAACATCATCAAGAAGGTTCAGCGGTCTCACCCGAAAACAATCAGCGTGAATGGAAATTTGGTCGTCGTTCCGCAGTTCGACGAGGACGATGTCGAGGATAAAGTTGTCGGCGTGTCTGAAATCAATATGCCGAAGCTGGAGCATGTGCCGATTCGTCGCGCGCGGTACGCTCCTGACCTTCGACGCGGCGATCCACGTTGCGGTGAATGGTTCGGGCGCATTATTTATTGCACCGGGTATGAACTGGACGCGCTTCGCGAGACACGAGGTTGGAATATTCCGACTCGCGAGCAGTTGGTGCAACTGACGACTCCGCAAATGCAGAGTCAGTCGGCAACGAACCCACTAGAGACGCTCGGTGCGAATACTGGGAACCCGGTTTTCCAACAGACAACCACGCCGCAGAAAGCGTTCCCTGAAAATTATACGGAACGAACTTCGCACGACCCGCTGATGCGGAAATTTGAGTTGTTCGACTACTGGACGTGCTCGCGGCACTGCGTCATTCTGGGCAAAGAGTTCGTTTTGCTGAATGACGAGCACCGATTCGGACGCCCGCCGTTCCTCGGCTTCTGTTTCCGCAATGCTCCCGATTATGCACACGGATACGGCATCGCGTTCTGGCTGACCGATTTTCAACGCATCTGCCAGGGCATCATCAACGCATATTTGGACGACATGAACCTGAATTTGATGGGAACGTACACCGCACCTGCGGGCACGAACAACACCGCGCAGGCTCAGTGGATTTTCCCCGGCAAAGTGTTCAAGCATGATCCCCAGGGCGAGATTAAACCGCTGACGCGGAATGCCATCGACGCAAAAGAACCTTTGGCTGTTATCGGACAGTTGAAATCGTGGGCGTCTTCGATTACAGGCGCGGGTCTCAATACTATGGGCTCGAATCCCGGCGCGGCGGGCGACGTGCGCACTCCGGGAGCAGTGAATGCTCAGGTTGGCGGCGAGACCACGAAGCTGCAAGACTTGGTTGACGTAATCTCCGAACAGATTTTCGTGCCGTTCCTCGAATTCTGCGTTGAACAGAACCAGAAGCTGAAGCCGTCGCAGATTCGATCAATGCTGTCCGATTCTCTCGGGCTTGCGTTCAAGGCGACGCCGCTGGATATCATTAACGGCGTGTACCGTGTTGATATTTCGGCTGGAACAAAACTCGCGTCGCGCGAAGCCCTGAACAAATACATGGCTGTTCTGCAAACTCTCATTCAATCGCCGGGGACGGTGGAGAACTTGGCTGTGCAGGCAATGAAGATTGACTTCAACGCAATGTGGAGTGCGTTGTATGACTCGTACGGTCTGCCGTACAAGGAAAAGATTTTCGTTCCGATGGACGACGACGACAAGGCTCGTCTGCAGGCGAATACACAGCAAGCCGCGATGCAAGGCAAACTCGGAATCGTCAAGGCTCAGGGCGAAGTAAAGAAAGATGTGGACAACAACCAATCTGAGAATCGCATGCTGCTCGAAACGGGCAAGCATACACTCAAGACCCAGGGCGTTGACCATCAGGCGTCCGTGGACGCGGCTCAGGCGAAAGCCGAAGCAGCCACACCCGAAGCACAAGGGCTCGACCGCGCCGCAAAGGGTGCGTTCGCCACAATGGATAAGGCAGCATTCTGAGGAGGCTTGCATAAGGCGGGTGTGAAGTTCAGCGAGATTTTCGGAGTGTAAAAATTCAACCGTTCGGAGCAGAGCAAATGGGCAGACCACTAAAAGTTACGACTCAAACGAGTCGAGACCCTGCGGCATATCGCTATTGGGAGAAGAACAAACAACAAGCGGCAGTCAAACATGCCATCTATCGTGTAAATCTTAAACTGGAAGTGCTAACACACTACAGTCCCAGTGGCATTTTGCGATGTTCCTGGTCAGGATGTGCGGTTAACGATGTGGACATGCTGACGCTCGGTCATCTCGATAGAAACCGCCGAGGAACAGGAATTGCTCTCTATCAAGCACTTTGTACCGAAGGCTTCCCTCTCGGTTTTCAAACTTTATGCTGTAACCATAATCAGAAAAAAGAAACCATGCGTTCGAGAGGTCTGTGATGAGCGAAATACCTGTGACGCCCGCAACCAATCCATTTGTTCCAACAACCACCCCAACTATTGAATTGGCAAATCGTTTGATATCACTGCGAGCCCATCCCGGCTTTTTAGATTTAGTGCGGCTATCCCAGGAGTTGGGACAAGAAGCCGCCGAAATTTGTTCGGATTATCCTGGCTGGGACCCACAACAAATTGTCGTGTTGAAAGTTCGCATGCAGGTAGCGAAAGAGCACCACAACGCACTCATTGCCAAAGTCGAAGCGGCTATTCAGGCGGGGCTGGAGGAGTTGCGCGAGAAGGTGAATACCCTGCCCGCCAAGACCCCCGAGGAAATTGTAGACCAGGGCGATTACATTCGCGAGAAAATGCTTCAACACTTCGCCGACCGCGATGAGCATGACGGTTTACGAATTGCCGGGAGTTACTGACATTCTTGTTACAAGTTTTGGACTAAAGCAGCCATAAGAGTAAGACACAAGGAGCACGTCAAATGAGCGCACCGATTGAAGTTGACCCGACAGTTTTTCCTGCAGTCAACATGACTCCCGAGTTAGAGAAGGCTATCGCCGCTGCCACCAGTGCAGAGGCAATTCGCGCGCTTGTAGTGGGCGAAGCCGAGAAACAGGCGACGACTATCGCGGCGGCTGCGGCGCAGACTGCAGCGGATACTCAGAAAGTTAAAGACGAAGCTGCGGCTGCTGCGGCTCATGCTGCCGATACCAAGGAATTCACGCGCACTGAAACTATCGGTGGTCGTGATTTTGAGTTTACCGCTTCCAGCGAACTGGAACTGGAACGTATGGTGAACATCGCTCTCCGAACGGCGTATGGAATTCAGGACGGAGTTGAAACTCACGATGCGGCTGCTGTGACCGTGGACCCTGCTGTTGCTGCTGCGGCGGCTGCGAAGGTTGAAGAGCAGAAGGCTCTCGCTCGCGTTGACCTAGAGACTCGCTTCAAGCGCGGTGAAGTTTCTGCCAAAGATTATATTGAGCAGTCCGGGGCGATGGATGAATATCTCAACGCCCGTGGGCTTTCTGTTGAAGGGCTGAAGGCTGCGGTTGACCAGACGCAGAACACCCAGTTCGCACAATCGTGGGAAGAGGCTGCGGAAACTTTCCGCCTCAACACAAAAGACTGGCCGGGTGGCGACGCCAATAAGCACATTCTCGGTTTGCAAGTTGCGGCTCTTGGCTTGATCGACGTGGAAGATAAAGTTGGGGCTCTCGCGAAGGCTTACCAAGAAATGAAAAATGCAGGCATCATTGTTGCGAACACGGAAGCGGCAGCGCCTGATACGACTGCGGCTGCGGCGGCTACGGTTGCTGAAGCCGCGCGCGTTGCAGCGGCTGCGGCGGTTCCGACACAGACGGCATCTGAATTGGCTATCGCGCACGCGCAGGCAGAACTGGATCGCGTGCGAGCGGCTGCTCTCGCTATGAAGACGAATCCGACATCATCTTCGTTGTTCGGTCGTAGTTCTGGCACCGATGCAGTTGTGCCTACGAAGAAACCAGCCGACCAAGAAGTGATTGAAATTCCGAAGGATGCGACGCCGGGTGAAATTGTGGACGCGTGGAAAAAGGCGCAGGTTGCGGCTGGAAAAGACCCGAACGCTGCGTTCATGGAAACATTCCGTGGCGGG